ACAGGCATATAAGTCTGCAAATAAATCGTCTTCAAGCAAGGAACCAGTTAAACCAAAGTTGTTTGGTTCGGCTGCGGAATCCCGCGCCGCAACTGCTGTTCCATTTAAGGCTGTTTACAACTTCTTTAAAGAAGGTGGTGTATCTGGTAAGGAAACACCAAAAACAAAACCACTACCAGCAAAAGAAACAGCCGATGTCATTAAGCAAAAATCTATGGCAGACAAAAAAGTTAATACCGCACGGATGATGAAAGATGTGTCAGTGGGTTCTAAGAAAGCGACAATGGGACCTACACTACCAGCATCAAGCACACCAACGAAATCTGCTGCTAAACCTTACAAAGCATTAAAGAACCCTGAAGCGGAAAAAGCACGCCGAGAGTTCGTTAGCCAACGACTTGAAAAGCGTGGTATCAAGGTCGCTAAAAAGGGTCAACCACGATCCGCTGAAGAAAAAGCCGCTAGAGCACAGGCTCGTGAGACTTACGCTAAGAAGAAAAAGAAGGGGATGTAATGATGAAGAAACCAAAGTTCGGAATCGTTATTGCAGTAACTCAGTCTCCTATGGCTAAGGCATATAAAAAGGCTGTTGGCGCAAAACCACCCAAACCAGAAGACAGAGACCCAAAGATGCTTGCTCCAAAGGGAGAAAAAGACAAAGGACTTGCAAAGGGCAAAATGCCTGTTGCTCCAAAGGGTATTAAGCCACCTAAGAAACAGCGTCGTCGTGGGATGGAAATGTAATGAAGAAGCCAAGCAAAGCCGACAAAAAAGTATCTAAGGTGATGCGCGAATACAAAAAAGGCGAACTTCATTCAGGGTCAAAGAAGGGTCCTGTAGTTAAGAGCCGTGAGCAAGCAATTGCAATTGCTCTGTCAGAAGCAAAACAATCAGTTAAAAGAAAGAAGAAATAACCATGTCATTAGTCCCATCAGTAGAATCCAAAACACTTGGCGTCGCAGAAGCGGCATTGACACTGACTGCATTAAACGCAGACTCAGTTGTTCTTCAAGTAACTGGCACATTCACTGGCACAATTACATTTGAAGCCTCAGTAGATGGCACAAACTATGTTGCGCTTGCAATGAAAGCCTCTGCACAAACCACCGCAACAACTCTTGTTACAACGACTACAACTGTTGGTGTGTTTAGTTTGAACATTCAAGGGTTGCCAAATTTCAGGGCAAGAATGAGTGCTTATACCGACGGATCAGCAGTTGTTACTGCATCATTGGCAAGGTCAAATAAGTAATGGCAGCGAACAAGCAATATCCGCCTTCAAAGGCAACAACGACTCCTGTTTGGGATACAAAAAATCCTAAAAAGAAATCAACTCCATTAACTCCTGCTCAAAAAGCAAAGGCTAAAGCATCAGCGGAAGCCGCTGGTCGCCCATACCCAAACCTGATTGACAATATGAAAGTTGCAAAGAAGAAAAAGAAGTAATGGCAAAAAAGAAACCGACCGTTGAGAGCGCATACAAAAGCGCTGCTTGGACTCGCAAAGAAGGAAAGAATCCTGAAGGCGGTTTGAACGCTAAGGGTCGTGCGTCGTACAAGGCTGAAACGGGTGGCACATTGAAACCGCCTGTGTCAGCAAAACAGGCAAAGAAATCACCCAAAGATGCGGCTCGTCGTAAATCTTTTTGCGCAAGAATGTCGGGAATGCCAGGAGAAATGAAGGACTCTAAAGGAAAGCCAACCCGTAAGGCTCTGGCTCTAAAGAAGTGGGACTGTTAATGGCTCGTCAATCAAATGCAGACAAACTTTCTAATTATAGGAAGCGTGTTGACTATTCAAAAAAGTGGCGTCAAAGTGAAAACTATGACCAACTTTGGCAACGAATGATCAATCTTTATCGTGGTCGTCAGTACCGTGGTCAAGCAGTTGGTGATCGTCTTCTTGTAAACATTGCGTTTTCCACAATCAACACTCTTGCGCCGTCTGTTGCTATTGGTCGCCCTAAAATTAATGTTAATCCTCGCAAACCCGAGGATGGCGATAAGGCTGTTGTTACTGAATCAATTATTAACTATTGGTGGCAACATTACGAATGTCAAGCAGAATTCCAACGGGCTGTAAAAGATTATTTGATTCTTGGTCATGGTTGGGTGAAAACTGGTTACCGTTTCGTTGAGGAATCAAAGGCTGATGATGTTCAAGATACAGCCGATGAGATGGCTGATCCAAAGAAAACAACAGACGATGTTGAATCAGATTTTGTTATCAGAGAGGATCGCCCATTCTTGGAGCGTGTTGATCCTTTTGAAATGTTTGTTGACCCTGATTCTACTTGCATGGAAGATATGCGTTGGATTTGTCAACGCACTCGTCGCCCTTTGAAGGATGCAAAGAATGATCAACGATACGATTATTCTGCTCGTAAAGATTTGTCACCTTCTTCTTTCAAAAAATATGGTGATGCGACAGTAAACAGTACTTATAACGCAATGGACGCAGATGACGCCTATTGTGACATTTTTGAGTTCTATGACATTGATACTGGTGAGATGTGTGTGTTCTCTGACAGTGGTGCAGATAAGTTCCTTATCAAACCAGTGAAGATGCCATATGTGTTCGGTCATCCGTTCTTCATGTTGCGGAACTATGACATTCCTAACTTCTTTTACCCAATGGGTGAACTTGAGGCTATTGAGCCGTTGCAGTTGGAGTTGAACGAAACTCGTACGCAAATGATGAACCACCGTAAGCGTTACAGCCGTAAATGGTTGTTCAACGAATCAGCGTTTGATGACTTCGGTAGGCAGATGTTGGCTTCTGACGACGACAATGTGATTGTTCCTGTTAAGGGTTCAGAGAACTTGGCGAATGTCGTTGTTCCAATGCCTGCATTGATTAACCCACCTGAGTTCTACAACCAGTCCAATTTGATTCAGAACGACATTGACCGTGTGTCAGGTGTCTCTGAGTATCAGCGTGGCGCTATCCCTGAGACAACGAGAACTGCTCGTGAGGCTTCTATTATTGCTGAGGCAGGAAACGCTCGTGTTGCTGAGAAACTCGTTGGTATTGAGAACGCTATTGCTCGTTGTGCTTCTAACTTGATTATGTTGGCACAACAATACTTGACAGGTGAGCAAACTGTTCGTATCGTGGGCACCGAAGCGGCACCTGTTTGGTTGACTTTTGACAAGGATTACATCCAAGGTGAGTTTGATTTTACGGTGGAAGCAGGTTCTACTGCTCCTCGTAATGAGGCTTTCCGTCGCGATATGGCTTTGCAGATCGTTTCAGCGTTGCAACCGTTTGCTCAGGCTGGTCTTGTCAATATGTCAAGGTTGGCTGAGTATGTGCTTGGAACAGGTTTCGGGGTTAAAGACCCACAGTCGTTCTTGGTTCAACAACCTCAAGGTGAAGCACCTATGCAACCTGAGGGTATGCCACCTGAAGGCATGCCTCCTGAGGGTATGGGCGCTGAAGGTATGCCACCTGAGTTGCTTGCCATGTTGCAAAGCCAAGGTGCCCCACAAGCACCACCAGCAGGGTTGGAAGGTCTTCCACCTGAGGTTTTACAGCAGTTGTTAGGTCAATAACAATCAACGATGTAATAAAAAATATTACTATATAGGGGATAATAATTCCCGAGGAACAACCTAGAAGGACGGACTCCTATGTCAGATGAAAATATTGCTAGTGCAGTTGACGAGGTCGTGACCCCCGATGAGGGACAGGTCACAGAATCGGCAGAGGTACAAGCAGAAACTCCAGAGCAAGAACTAGACATTTTTGACTACACAGAGGTAGGCGACAAGTTCGTCAAACTCCAAGTAGATGGTCAAGAAGTAGTAGTTCCCGTTAAGGAGGCTCTTGCTGGATACCAGCGTCAAGCGGATTATACCCGTAAGACACAGGAACTCAGCGAGCAAAGAAAACAGATTGAGTATGCGTCGGCGTTACAGGAAGCCCTGCAAAACGACCCGCAAAGCACAATTCGTTTGCTTCAAGAACAGTATGGACAAGTTGCAGAACCTGAAGAGGAAGATCTGTATGTTGACCCAACTGAGAAGCATTTAAAAGAATTAGAAAAGCGTTTGATGTCTTTTGAACAACAAAGGGCAATGGACGAACTGACTAAGACAATTGATTCTTTGCAGAGTAAGTATGGTGACGATTTCAACGCAGATGAAGTAGTCGCTAAGGCACTCGCTACGGGAGCCACCGATCTAGAAGCAGTCTTTAAACAGGTTGCTTTTGACAAGGTGTATTCCAAGGCATCTGAAGCCAACAAGAAGTTGGCGGCAGAACAAGAGCGTCTTAACGCAAAACGAGGCGCATCAATTGTGTCTAGTGCTTCTACATCTAAGACGACATCGGGACCAAGTTCTGCTCAACCCAAAACCGTATTTGAAGCATTTGAAGCCGCTAAAAAGGCTTTGGGTGTTTAAAACCCACTAACTACACAGGAGAATATCATGGCTGGAAACCCAGACTTTAATGCAATACTTTCTACCACCCTTCAGAACTATCAGCCAACGCTGGTAGACAACATCTTCAAGGACCTTGTCCTTTTGGAACACCTCAACTCAAAAGGTCGTGTCCAAGTTGAAGAGGGTGGCACATCAATCGTTGAGCCTTTGCTCTACGCTGTCAACAACACTGTTGGCTCGTACAGTGGCTACGACACCATTGATCTAACCCCACAGGACGGCATCTCGGCTGCTAACTACAACTGGAAGCAGATGGCTGCTTCTATTGCTATTAGCGGTATTGAAGAAGCACAGAACCGTGGAACTGAAGCAATTATCAAGTTGCTTAACGCCAAGATTCAGCAGGCAGAAATGTCAATCAAGTCAAGCCTTAACACCATGCTTTACAGCGATGGCACGGGCAACGGTGGCAAGGACTTTAACGGTCTTGGCAATATCGTTGCAACCGCTAACAACACTGTTGGTGGCATTGACGCTTCGGCAAACACTTGGTGGAACCCATATCAGGACACTTCGGCATCAACCCTGTCACTAGTTGACATGGGCAAGGTGTACAACAACGCTTCTAAGGGTTCTGATGTTCCAGACATTATCGTCACCAACGAAGACTTGTTCTCAAAGTACGAGTCGTTGTTGACACAAAATGACCGTTATCAGGATGTTGCGAAAGCCAACGCAGGCTTCCAAAACTTGATGTTCAAGCAAACCCCTGTGGTTTATGACCTTGCATTGGCTGCTGATACTTCAGCCGCTCCAATGTACTTCTTGAACACCAAGTACCTCAAGTTGGTTGGTATGAACGGTCACTGGTTTAACACCACAGACTTCCAGAGTGGCACTGTAGCGGGCGTTGATGCTCGTTATGCGCTGATCATGGCGTTTGGTGAACTTGTTTGTTCAAACCGTTCGCGTCAAGGATATTTGACCGCTAACGCATAATCAGTTTCGGCTGATTTCATAAATTTAGTCAGCGTCGGTACTTGCCTTCCTTCAGGTAATGTATCGGCGCTGGCTATTTTTGTTTATTTCAGGTAATGAAAACGATATATAGTAGGGAATCATTCCGATTCTCACCCAAACATGGTTTGGTAATCTGCCGAAAGGCAAGGAGTAATGACAATCATGGCAACAAATAACAGGTTCGTTGTAGAGCGCACTAATGTGCTCGCAAGCGATGTAACACTTGGCGTTTCATACGCCGCAATTGATGCAGGTGACTTTGGTTGGTATGGAATCGCAGGTCAAACCTACGAATTCGCAGCACGAGTAGCCTACTCAGCAGCAGCAGCAACTGACGGAGCAGCGTTTTCAATCACTGCACCAGCAACCCCAACAGCCGTTGCATTCGTTTCCGAATACAACACAGATTCAACAACGGTCGTTCGTACGGCTTGTGTTGCAGTTGACACCCCAGACCACGGTTCTGCTTCGGTAGCAATCGGAACTGGTTTGAACCAAGCATTCCTCCATGGTGTAATTACGCCATCGGCGAACGGTTTCATTGCAGTTAGTGGTATCGCAGAAAATGCTACTTCCATCATCGCCAAGGGTGGTCTTTCAACCTTGTCGTGGAAGCGCATTGACTTCCCAGACGCACCG